TCCACCTGTACCAGTTTCATCAATAGAAAATACAGCACCAGTCCCACCTGCAACAAGTGAAACAGTATCAGCTGTAGTATTTAATGTACCATCATTTTGAATTGCTTTTGTTCCTGGAATTCCTGTTATAGTTGCTTTAATATACCAATCGTCCGTATCAGAAGCAGCACCTTGTACTTGTTCTCCAATTTGAAATATACCTTGAATAGAATCATTATTTAATATAAATTGAGAAACTGTATCTACACCAATTTGATACGTTGCAACATTTTCAACAATTGCATAGGCACCACTAATAGCACCTGTAATTGTTCTTCCAATTAATTGTGTTGTATCGCCTATATCTGGAATTACTCTTAAAACTTTTAATGTATCAAATTTACCATCTGATACTCTTAATATAGATTCTCTAGGATAAAATGTTTGTGCCTCTTCATTAAATAATATTCTAAAAAATATTTCGTGTCCTTTATTTGTACCTTTAGAACGATAAAGTGAATTAACATTTTTAATAAGATTTCTTTTGTTAACATCATTTGCTAATGTATCTGGTAATGTTGCAAGAAACTCATCTCTAAAATTTGATAAAAAATCATTAATTACATTATCAGGATCTCTAAAATGAATTAAGTCAGAAATATTATTTACAGGATTTGGTCTGTAACTGTCTATAGTTGCATATGCATTTGAAGTTCCACCTACAACTATTTCTCCTTTTATAAATTTATTTTGAGCAGATATGAATAAACGTCCACTATTTAAATCTTCAGTTAAAATTGTTGCTATTGCATTAGATGTTTGTCCTGTTATAATTTCTCCACGAGTAAATTTTCCATATTCAGTACCAGAGTAAGTTTCAAAAATAACTTTATCACCTACGTCAAGTGGTGTTCTTGCAGTACCTATAGCACTTGAATTTAAAACTAAATTATTTGCTTGTGCTGTTTCTGTTTCTAGTAAAATACCTTCTGTAGATTTAACAGAAGTTACTGATAATTCAGCAGACTCTAGTAATTGGTAATAGACTTTAAGAAATTCAGCAAACTTTGGATGTTGACTAACTACGAATTCAGGTAGTTGACTATTAAGTATATTTGAAATTTTATCATTAAACTTTGCCATTTGTCATTAGTAGCTGGAAGTAGTTGTGTATCCTACACCTGCCTCAGCACTTCCTCCTACAAAACTATCAGCAATAACTGTTACATTTGAATTCGCAACATCAATCTCAACAATTTGGTCTCTAACAGGAACAATATCATTTGAATTTGGTGTTACTGTTAATTGAACTATAGTTGAAGCTGTTCCTCCTATATTTGTTATACTAGCAATATTTAAAGAGTTAACTGTAATTTCACCTGTACCATAATCAATTGTACCTTGTGTTGAATTTATATAACTTTTTACACCACTAGCCAAATAATATAATCTTACATTACCTGCGCCGTCATCATCAAAAAAGCATTCATTATCATTTCCATCTATTTTAAATCCTGTTGAACTTAATATCCCACCTGTACTTGCTAAATGTCCAGAGTGTGGATTATATAATGCATTTCTAAAATAAACACTATATTTTGATGATGTTAAAATCATTGGTGTTAAATTTTTTCTTATTTTAACAGTTGTTATATTTGATAAAACACTTTTATCTACATCATCAATTAAACCTGTAACTTTTGAAAATCTGAATATTGAATCAAACTTTTGTAAATTTTCTGCATTATAAACTTGTAATATGTTAATAACATTTGCTTTTATAGTTGAAGCAGTTTTTGCTGTTGCCTTTGCGTCATACTTAACAGTTGAAGTAACTAATATGGATGTTGTTTCTGGATCTTTTATAACAGGTCTTACTGAAGCAACGTTATAAGGTTTTAATTGAGTTACAATATCAGCTTTCGTTGTATCAGTTAACGTAGAACCTGAAGCAGCTTTAATAGAAATATTTACAACACCATATTGTGGAGTTTCATCATCTTCACCACCCCACGCACTTACTGATAATGCATTTGGATAAATTGATTTAACTAACGTTTCATAATCAGTTGCTGTAACTGCTCTATCTTGAGCAGCGTATTGTAAAGGTGCATTAAATTTTATTGATTCATTTGTTTCACCTTCTGACCCTCCTTGAGAATTTGAATCAGTTGAAATAGTAACATTTGTATAACCACCAATGTTTCCATTTAATGCAAATGTTGAAGCTCCATTTGAATCTGTTCTATTAGTGATAACATATTCCATAATAACTATATTCTCATCTTCTAATTTTTTACCTGTTACACCATCACCAAAATAAATTTCATATTTTCCATCAATTGTTTCTTGTATGAAATAAACTTTTGAATCACTTGCTACACTATTATAACCACCTGCTAAAGAATAAATGCTTTGTGTTGTATCAGTTGCACTAGTTTGAACTATAACTTGTAATGTTGATGTATCTGCTGTATTAGTTGGTATAACTAATTTTTGGTCTGGATCATTTATATCATAAACATATTTAAATGTAACTAACGTTCCTTCATAAATTGGAACATTTTTAAATTCGTAAATACCATCAACTGGTGTAATTGTTGTATCTTCATTTGTTACATACTGATATTCTAGTGTATCAACTGTAGTTGAAAAAACTGTTCCTTTCTGCATTGTAACAGACGAACCAGTTGCGTCATTTAATTTAATATCAATAGACGCTCTTGGTGTTCTAGGAGATGAAGGTGTATAACCTAACATCTTTGCTAATGATACAATATTATTTCTAATATCAGCACTATCCAAATATAATTCGTTAGTTGACATATTAGCAATGTATGACAAATAGTGAGTGTTGTAAGATAGTACATCTAATAAAATTGAAAGACCAGAACCATCAAAGTTATAATCTTGAAATTGTGTTTGACTTTGTAAAAATGTTTTTAAATTTGCTTTGATTTTATCAAAATCTAATTCTGATATTTGTAATTTATGTTGTGACATCTTATCTTAACCTTTGTAAATTTATTGTAGCTATTTGCGGACCTGGTACGCCTATAATATTAAAATGTATATCTACTCTTAATATATTATGGTCTATATTTTTACTAACATTATGATCCACAGTATCAAATTGATCCCCATTTATTAAAATACCAGTTAACTCAATTCTAGGTTCGTAATTTATTAAACACTCTTCTATTTTTCTTTTTAAAAATACTTCTAATAATGGCGAATAATTTTCAAAAAGTAACCCTCTTACACCACAACCTAATTCAGGATGGAAAGGTCTTTCATAAAAGTTTGTTTGTACTAAATTTTTTACAGACCGTTTTATTGCTATTGCGTCTTCAACCACATTTACATCATTAGTAACTGGATGTCTTTCAAAATTTAAATCTATATCTTTAAATTTCCTAGATGTTCTAGTACTAGTACTTTTAACGTTCCTAGTATAATCATTTAAAAATGCTTGATTGCTTTGTGCCATAACAGTAATATTTATACGTTATCCTGCACGGACATTATGTGAACCTTGAAACATTGCTCCAAAATCAAAAGAATCTCCAACTCTTGCAACACCTATACTATTTACTCTAACCGTTGCCGAACACGATTTAACCATAGACATATGGGATACACAACACACAGCACCTGGTGGTGGTGGACAAGGCACTGGTATAGTATGAAAATTTGTAGGATCTTTAAGTCTAGCAACTGGTATACCATTTGCTCTAACATTAGCTTGTGTGGTTACAACATCTATAACAGAGTCACATAAATGACCTGTTGTTCCTAAATCTCCATTTCTACAAAGTTTTGGCATTACTCTTCTTTATCTCCATCTCCATAAACTTCTCTTTCCATTCTCATTATAAATCTGTAAAATTCGTCTTCACTCATTTCAATTCCACTGTTCCGCCAGCTTCTTCTAATATTTGTTTAAGTTTTTCTGCGTCTGCTTTATCTAAATCTTCTTTAACTGCTTTAGGTAAGTCTTCTGCAAAGTTTTTAGCTTCAATTAACCCTAATTCTAATATAGGTCTAATTGCTTTAATAATAGGTATCTTTTTACCTGGTGCAAATCCTGTTAAAATCACTTTAACTAAACTTGTTTCTTCATCTACAACATTTACTGGTGCAGGCGCTGAAGTTAAAGCTGATAAATCTAAATTCCAGACCTTTTCCAATTTTTTAGATAATTCTCCAGCTTCAATAACTGTTAATTTACCCAATTGCTCTACTAAACTATCTAATTGACTTGCCATCTTTAAAACTCCTATTTTGTAAATTACCTTTTTTGTTATTATAGGTACAATATCCATTAAATTTAGGATATTTCATTAATAAACTTTTTTTAAATTTTTTAAAACTCATCGCTTGCATAATTTCAGCGGTTCCGTCATCTTTTGTAACTGTATATTCAAATTTCATTATTTTTTTTCCAATTGTTTACTATATTTATTAAAAATTACAAGAAACTTGAGCAACTTGGTTTACGATTCGTTCTAAATCATTAACCCAATGACATTTTTGCAATTTTACGCAAGAAATTAAGAAAATAGAACAAAATATG